AGCCATAGCATCACCTTATATTTTTTATTTAGCTATATTCTATTTAACACTTTTCTCCGGCACCGCATCCTCTGTATATCTAAATTTATCCCATAAACAGGATTCCAGCCGTCTAATTTGAAGTTCCAAATCAGCTTCCATATCAGAAAGGATATGTTGAGAAAGCATGTTTGCAACTTCCAGTTTATTTTCACTAAGATCGCTACAAAAATTAATACCATCATTAACAGCCATACCACTTTTTTTATTAAAATAGTGAAAGCGCATTTCAATAGAAGTAGCGCCATACTGTATTCTTTCTTTAAGTTCAGTCACGCTTTCCAAACATTCAGAGTAGTACCGTTTGCATGTCAAAAGTTCTATCAGCTCAGCAACCTTTTCTTTATTCAAAATATTATTTTCCATATCTATCACCGTTCTTCCGCATGTATTGTTTCTACCGCAAATAACTTATTAACAGGCTTTTGTAAATTCCAATTTGCCGGAAATCCATTTGTATTAATGCCACAACAGCTATGTCCCAATCCCAAAGGACAATCCACACATTCGGTGTGTTTTGTGCATTCATTTTTAATTGTTTCCAGTGCTTTATACAATTCCATAAAACTATTCATCCTCTCGTATGATCGTAATCCTTAAAATATTTTATCGTTCGAAAAATTCGCTTATTATTTACCCACCTTTGTAAATAGCGTGTTTCCTTCGGCGCATGAATTTTATCGTAGATCATAATATAGGGATCATATCCCAGCTCACGCAAAGCATATACACGAAACAAATCGCCAGAGTGACTACTATTAAAGTTCGTTAATACATAAACTCTTCGACGTCTAAAATCACCCTTCCAAACATCTTTATACTTAATCAACTTATCATATGTAACCATATCGTGCGGATCGTCCCACGCAAAGTGAAGCATACTGTATTTGACATTATTGATAGCAGCAGCCTTTTTATCAGTCATAAGCCTTATATCAAGCCCTTGCGTGAAGTCTACCCATGCTCCGCTACCAGCCAACTGTCCAAGCAAGTTTTCCCAATCAGGACAAGCTAACAAATTAGGATCAAGCAATTTTATATATTTTTGCCCACTCCAAAACTGAGATAAATTTGCCACCTTATGAGCTCGCATACCTTCCTTTTCTGCCACAATGCAAAACTGGCACTTACGTGGACACCCTCTGCTCAAGTAGCCATATGCTGTATCCTCAATACCGTACAAATTATAGTCAGGGTAACAACTTTCTATTTCATTTGGCAGCTTACTTATAAGATCATAACCAGTCCCGCCTTTTACTATTTCGTCTGCCTGATATGATTGAATATCGTCCGGCGTAAAAGTAAAAACCTTTGCCATATACACAACATCGTAATGTTCTAAACTTCCGGCCCATTCAACTGTATCCCCGTAATTCTTGTGCCACGCTGATATTTTCATCAATGCCAGATTAGGAAAACGATGCCCATCAACGTCCACAAGACCTATCTTCACTTTCCTGCCCCCTCAGTAGCTTCATCAAACATGCCTGTTTCAATCTTCTGAACAACCCGACCATTTTCAGCAACTTTTTTTTGCATTATTATCTGAAATAATAGCTTTAGGATATTTAGTGCCAAGCTGCGCTTCAACAAATATTGCTTCATCACCAGTAGCATCCAAGTTTTTGCTTGCCTTGATATTAATAGTTATGTTGCCT